TAGCTTATTACACTAAGCAATATGCAGATAATGCATAAGCTAACTACTAATCTTACTAAACTATTACTAATATTACTAATCTTAATTATAAATGAGTGATAATAACTATAACTTTCTAAAGGCACAAGTAAAGATGTTTAATCCTAACTGGAGTGAAGAGCAAGTAGACAAAGAATGTGAGCGCATCTTAAATGCAGGAGAGGGTGGAGAGGATGAGAGCTGCCTTTATTGTGGATCGTAACTGTTAAATATCAATAATCAATTATACAAATTACCGAATTATGCAAGCTACATTAACATTTGATTTAGAGATACCTGAAGATAGAGACCAACACATGAGATGTGTTAAGGCTTTAGATTTGGTATTATGCTTAGGAAGTTTAGAGGCTAAGATTTACAAAATGCTTAAAAGGGATACTAATACACCTGAACAAGAAGCTTTAATATTAGAGATGGGTGAGCTACTAAGCGACACAATGAAAGAATATTACATTGACTTAGATTTATTAGATCAATGATATTAATACCAGCACAGCTCGAATCAGTAGGTACCCGAAAAGATAAGACTCTTAAACTAACCTTTGGCACTAACGAGCTCACACCTTCTCAGGCTGCTGAACTGTTCGGTACAGCCAATCAGTTCGGTTATCTTGCATTTAAAGATGAGAGCTTTAGACGTGAAGAGCTGGATGCAGTAGAGAGCCTTAAATCAGAGTTAGAAGATACACTTAAGAAACCATCACAGAGATTAAGGAACACAATGTTTAGAGTTTATGAAGCTGATTCAGAGGGATTTACTACCTTTGCGAAATACTATGACTCTAAGATGGAGCAGTTAATAACACACTTTAAGAATAAGTTAGCGTAATGGAGGAGAAACCACAAAAACTGACTCTCAAAAAAGATGCAATGTTACAGGCCCTAACTACCAGCTTAGGCAACGTAACGGAAGCAGCTGCTGCTGTAGGTATGAGCAGAGAAACGCATTACGATTGGTTAAAGAATGATCCTGAGTATTCAGCTGCTGTAGCTTCACTTAAGAATGTAGCTTTAGACTTCGCAGAGTCGCAGCTTAAGAAGCTGATGGAGGGAGCAGAGCGCCAGGCATTAACTCATGATGGTGAGGTAGTAACTATTAAAGATGCACCTAACACAAGCGCTGTTATCTTCTACCTTAAGACTCAAGGCAAGCAACGAGGGTACATAGAGAGGCAAGAGCTGAGCACAGAGATAAAGAGCATAAACATTACAATAGATGGTACAAACATATGATGCCTGAATTAAAAGCAAAAGAGTTAGTAGATAAGTATTGGATATATTTACGAGCAGGCCTGCTCTATGATGAGGAGGCTAAGGAGGATGCCAAGCACTGCGCTTTAATTGCAGTAGATTTTTATTTAACTGAATTTGAATCTTGGGCTATTGCTGCTATTTGCGCTGAAGATTTTGATTATGATTATTGGGATAAAGTAAAAATAGAAATACAAAAGCTATGAGCGACAAGATAATAAGCACTAAGTACAGTGATCAGACGCTCGGCACGTACGTAGACTTTATGGCTGCGGGTGAAGATACTGTTTCACAGATTCAAGCTATCACAGGTCTCAAGCGTGATGATATCAGGAAGATAGACATGGCAACTATTGAGAAGATAGTGAGCGCCTATGCCAATGGTTTAAAGAATGATGAGAAGGTATTTAAGCAGTTCATAGAAATTGATGGGATAAAATTCGGCTTTCATCCTAACCTTAAATCTATGACGTTTGGAGAGTGGTTAGATCTATCTGAACTAAGTAAGAATTTTCCCCATCAGCTGCCTGAGCTTATGTGCATTCTTTACAGTCCTGTTACAGCTGAGATTAATCAGCAGTACAAGATAGAAGAGTATGATAGCGATGTACACCTTAAGTATGCGCCTCAGATGAGGAAGCTTAACTTAGCCAACGTAAATGCTGCACTGCTTTTTTTTTCGACACTCAGAAACGATTTAGTGAACAATACACCCGCATATTTAGAGCAGGAGCTGGAGAGGCTGAAGAGGGAGATCAGTCAGTTAGCCGAAGAGGTGAAACATTAGCATCAGTCTATCAATGGTGGCATGTGATAGAAGAGATGGCAGAGAGAGATGTAACTAAGTTCGATGCCATAACCAAGACAAGAGCCTCAACAATATTCACCCATTTAACCTATGCAATGGACTACGCTAACAGCTTACAACAAAAGCTAACTTAATTTCCACTATAAAGATATGAGCACAATTAACTACACATACAACGTAATAGTAGATAGGTTTAGACAGTTCGCAGCAGGGCACTTTCAGCTACGTAGGTTTACGCATGGAGAGATTAGCCAAGCCGATTTAGAGAAAGAGGCAGAGTGGCCATGGCTGCACGTTAAGCCTCGCGCTATTAACTACTCACCTGGTACACGTTCATTTCAGTTCGAGATATTCATCTCTGACCTTCCTCGCGATAAGGAAGATAAGACAGGCTATCAGGCTGAGTCTATTACTGACTGCTCACTAATCTTTCAGGATTTAATCAACGAGATTTATTTGGGTAATATGTTTGGCTCAGATGTATTGCTTACTCGCCCTGTTAATGCAGAGCCATTTGTAGAGCAGTACACTCACACGCTAACGGGGGTAACAGGAACAATAGAGCTTAACTTAGATTACGATTGGTCAGCTTGCTCTATCCCTGCGAGCTGGAACTATAACACACCTACAGATTCGCCATCAGATGGATGGGGAGCTTTGCAATTTATTGAAAGCTTAGATCAGAATGGGGTATTTGTTAGCCTATTGAATGACGTAGAAGCACCGGGCAACAGTTACTACTATGGTACTAACGCGAGTGGAGTTAAGGGATGGTACCAACTGATAGATAACGTGGGTATTACCTGCGAAGATTTACCCGAATGCGCTACCATTATCTCTATAGTAGATGACATCTCAAGCCTTCAATCTGACATGCTGCTTAAGGCTAACACAGCAGATTTAGGAGCAGTAGCTTTTAGCAACGATTATAATGATTTAGATAACAAGCCTACTATTCCTGATGTTAGCGGCTTTGTTCCTTACGTTGGTGCGACTACTGACGTTGACTTGGGAACGTACAACTTAACAGCCGACCATTTAGCGTTAAATGTTAGCCCATCGGGTGCTGGCTTTGTGGTTGGTGCAACGCAATGGAACAACACAATAGGAAGTTCTGAAACGTTGCTCAAAGGCGGTACGGTTTCATTGAAGAATGGTGTTGACTTAGTAGCGCGAGTAGTCAACAAAGTAACTCCAAACACTACCTTAACAAAGGCGGCATACCAAGCGGTAAGAGTTAGCGGAGCGCAAGGGCAAAGGTTAGCGGTTGCGTTAGCGCAAGCGAATAACGACAACAACTCAGCAGATACGATAGGTATTGTTTGCGAAACGATAGCGACGAACCAAGAAGGCTTTATTCAGACGGTTGGTCAGTTAGAAGGAGTTAATACAACAGGAAGTTTGCAGGGTGAAACGTGGGCAGATGGTGACGTTCTCTATTTGTCACCAACTACGGCAGGTGCGCTTACTAACATTAAACCAACAGGCGCGACAGGACACATCGTTGTGATAGGTTACGTTGAATACGCTCACGCTAACAATGGGAAGATATACGTTAAGATTATGAACGGGTGGGAGTTAGATGAATTGCACAACGTGTACATTGACACTCCACTAAACAACAACGTGTTGACTTATGAATCTTCTACTTCATTGTGGAAGAACAAGACGGTTGAAACGGCACTCGGCTACACCCCTGTTCCAACAACGCGAACGCTTACGATTAACGGCACAACGCAAGACTTAAGTGCCAACAGAACATTCACTATCGCGACAGGCTTAACGGTAGGCACTACACCAATTACAAGCGGTGCGGTTGGTCGTGTGTTATTCGAAGGGACGGGAAATGTATTGCAAGAATCAGCGAATTTATTTTGGGACAATACGAATAGTAGGTTGGGGATTGGTACGGCTTCGCCTTTGAACACTTTAGATGTAGCAGGAACTGTTAGATTATTAAGTGGTAGTTCATCTCTTACTTTGAATAATGCTACATTTTCTGAATTAGCCTATGGAACAACGAACTATTTCAGAGCAAATGGTTCATCTGCAATAGTGCAAGGTCCACAAATTTTATTTTTAGTAGCGGCAATCGAACGCGCAAGAATTTTTGCAACAACAGGAAACGTAGGCATCGGCACAACAACAGACGCAGGTTTCAAGTTAGATGTGAATGGAACGGCGAGGGTGAGTGGTACAACTACAATAACACCTGCAACGCTTACAGGAACGGGTTCAACAAGTGCTTTAGATATTTCACAAACTTGGAACACAACAGGAACACCCATTGCTTTAAAGGTGAATATCACCGATACGGCAAGTGCTGCGCTTTCTGACTTAATCAGTTTGCAAGTAGGTGGCTCGGTAAGATTCAGAGTGTTAAAATCGGGTTTCTTTACGCACAATACAGGTGGTGAAATTGTAGGTAACTTAGTTGTTGGTGGTAGTAGTATTGATGCTTCTTCTCAAGTAGAAGTTAGAAGTACAACAAGAGGCTTCCTTCCTCCACGAATGACCACAACGCAAAAGAACGCTATTGCAACACCTGCGGCAGGGTTGGTTGTTTACGATACAACACTAAACAAATTGTGCGTAAGAGGCGCAGCAGCGTGGGAAACAATAACATCAGTATAATAATTTATTACAATGGCTAAAATACAACCAATAGTTTTTCCCTTGAATCAGGGAACGGCAACAGAAATGACAGTCTTAATCTTAGGCTTTACAACAGACGCAACAACTTGCACAACCTACTACGAATTAAAGACAAGCGAAGGAGCAGTTCTAAGCAATGGTAACTACACTTTGACCGAAGAAGAGTTCGCAGCGTGGGGAACGGATAACGAGTGGGTTGCAGAATGCGTAGCGAAGGCATTAGGAGTAACAATTTTATCTTTCTAATATGAACTTAACAGAGGAACATTTGAAGCAGTTAGACGCTTTCATTCAAGAGATGCCTGTCAAATTTGGCTTGCCATTGATTCAGTTTTTCAACAAGATAAAAGAGGAAGCTGACAAAGAATGAGCATACTTGCTGCTATAAAGTCAACGTATGTGCCTAGCGTTTGGTCTGAATACTTAGTGCTTATTATCTTGTCGCTCATTTTGTTTTCTAATTTTTTTTAACTCAATTCCAATCTCACATAAACAGAT